GAATAAAGATATATAATAATATAAAGATTAAATTGGAGAATTATTCATGGCAGAATTAACTTTTAAATCAGCGGGAGTCAGCACACGAGAGATTGACCTTTCTGGTCCAACTCCAACCGGACCTCAAGGCGTTCCTGCAGGTATCATTGGGACTGCAATTGCCGGCCCTGCTTTTGTACCTATAACATTCGCAACTTTCTCTGAATTCAATTCTATTTTTGGCGGAGCAGACGGAGAAAAATTTGGACCGATTGCTGTTAACGAGTGGTTAAAAAATGCTCGCGCATGCACTTACTTGAGAGTTTTAGGTGTAGGTGACGGTAAAAAGAGAGATACCACAACCGGTCAAGTAAACAACGCTGGTTTTGTTATTGGCGACGAAGTCGTTCAAGACAATGGTCGAGTAGGCCCTAACGCTAGTTCAAATAGTACATCGAACGGAATCAAAGGAAGAACTTACTTTTTAGGTGCATTTCATTCTGAGTCTAACGGAAGTACAATATTTAGCGATGCCGGTATACAGCAAGCAAATTCTAAAGCATCAGCCATTGATTGTCTAAAATTTGGTACAGCAGGCGGCACAAACAAACCGGCCAACAATGATGATTTTAACATAACAATACCTTCAAAAGTAGGCGGTTTAGGTTCCCCAATACAAGTAAGAATAGTTGCCGGACTAGGTGTACCAGGCCCCGATGAAGTTTTTGTCTTGACTGACACTAACGTGGACACTGTTACGCAGAGGTTTAGAGCTGCCTTTAATGGCACTGGTGACGCTGCATACAATGCGCTTCATCAAGCATGGGGTAGTAATGTAACAGGTGGTGCTGTGGGAATTCAAGGTGTAACAGCAGAATTAGGGTCTGATGCTAGCTTGCTAACATTGACTGTCGACGAGTTCGGGCCGTTTGGAAATCAAGTCAATGCATTGGCAGATGATACAGGCACAATTGTCGCCTCAGCCGGGTCATCACCTACATCTTTAGCCGGCGGGGCCGGTCATGCAGTCCCTATCCTTCGTGGTGTGGTTCTTGCACCAAGCGGTGTTATTCTACATCTAAGCGGAACTAGAGGAATAGATGCAAAAACATTATTTAACGCACCTGAAGTAGGTGCTACAGCTCGAGCTTCAATGAACGATTTAATGGGAAGACAGGGTTCTTTAACCGGTTCTGTGGATGTTGCATCACAAGAATTTGTTATGCTTATGAACGGATTTAAAGGCGACGCGTCGAAAAAGACAGTAATTACAGCCTCTTTTGATATGACTGCTCCAAATTATTTTGCCAATGTTTTTAATACAGATCCTCTTAGAATAGAAGAAAAAGGACATTATTTATACAGCCACTACGATATTTATCCGACTATGGCAAATGTAACAGGTAGTGGTGTATTTGGAATATCACATGCATGTGAAAAAGGAAAAATTGACGTTGCATTTCTCTTGACTTCTTCAATGGGAAGAGAGGCAGCCTCTATTAGTGATGATGCTAATTTTGTTTCTAGAGTTTCTTACGAAGATTTTCAAGACAGATTTAATGCTCCCTCTTCGCCGTTTATTATATCACAAGAATTTGACAGACCTCTTGATCTTTTTAAAGTTGAATCTATTAACGACGGTCAAGGCGATGCAACAGCAATAAAGATATCAATTGAAAACATCAAGAGAAGAACTTCTGATGTTGATAAATTTGGAACATTTGATCTTCTTGTTAGAGACTTTAAAGACACAGATGATGAAAAGAAAGTTTTAGAATCGTTTAGAGGTCTAAGTTTAGATCCCGGATCTGATCGATACGTAGCCCGATCAATTGGTGATCAAAAAATATTTTTTAACTTTGATAATGATACAGAGTCACAAAAAATCGTCGTCGACGGTACACACCCAGTCAGGTCTAGGTTTGTGCGAGTTGTACTTTCAGATGCAATGAAAAAGAAAGAAGTGCCAGATGAAGCATTGCCTATGGGATTTAGAGGTCCGCAGCATTTATTAACATCCGGATCTCTGTTATCTAGTGAAACAGATTCTGAGTTCTTGCCTGGAAACTTGCTTAGTAGGGTTGTTGAGCCACCTGTACCATATCGGGAAAATATTGCTATTGGACTATCTGTTAAGAAGCGCGCTGACGCTAGATTCTTTTGGGGCATGCAAACAGCTAGAAAAACTGATCCTGCACAACCCAACAAGGTTAGTTTAATTGACGAGTCTTGGAGATCTTTTAATAAACATTTTCCAAACCGTAGAAAAGACAATATGTCATTTTCGGTTTCCAACAATCCTGGCGTTGCTGATATCAATGGAACAGTATTAGATTGTGATAAGTTTAATAAAAATCAATTTAGTTTGGAAAAGATACAGGTTGTTACAGGTTCAGATGGTTTTGCAGACTCAGACTCTTGGAAAAGTGCTGTTTATGTTCGCGCAGGAAATATTGCGGCAAATGAAGTAAACAAAACTAGAAAGTTTAAGATTGAAGACTTGGATCGTGTTGCTAATAGAAAATATGCAAAATTCACACTACCTGTCCAAGGTGGGTTTGATGGCACAAACATATTTAATAAATCAAAAAGCAAATTAGAAAATGTCGCTGCTAAAAGAGAAATGGATCAAGATTTAATACAGGGTGGAACCAGTGGTCCTACTGTTTCAGCATATAGAAAAGCTGTAGATATTATGGGATCAAAATCAGATACTGAAATTCAGTTACTAGCAATTCCAGGTATTAGACATCCTTCTGTTACAGACTTTGCAATTAATGCAGTTGAATCTAGATTTGATGCATTATACATCATGGATATTGAAGAAAGAGACCAATTTAACACTGTAGTAACTTCTTCAGTCCAAAAACCTCATGTGCTTAACACAGTCAATGATCTTAAAAATCGTGCACTGGATACTTCTTTTGCAGCAACATATTTTCCAGACTTGACAATTACGGATCCTAAAACACAAGCATTAGTTCAGGTCCCACCGTCTGTTGCAGTTTTAGGTGCTTACTCACTTAATGACAGCATTGGTCATCCCTGGTTTGCACCTGCAGGTTTTACACGCGGGTCATTAAATGCTATTGAGTCTACTTCTGTTAAGCTTAACAGGACAAACCTCGATGATCTCTACGATTCTGATATTAATCCAATTACTTCATTCCCAGGTACAGGTATAACAGTCTGGGGACAGAAAACATTGCTTCAGCGTGCTTCAGCACTTGATAGAATTAATGTTAGAAGGCTATTGATTAGCGTTAGAAGATCTGTTCGTAACATTGCTAATAGCTTACTTTTTGAACCTAATAGAGCTGAAACATTAGAAAAGTTTTCATCTTTAGTTAATCCAATACTTCAAAGAGTTCAGGAACTTAGCGGGGTTGACAGATACAAAGTTATTATTGATACAACCACCACAACACAGGCAGATGTTGAAAATAATACTATTAGAGGAAAGATATTCCTCCAACCCACCAGAACAGTAGAATTTGTTGCACTTGACTTTGTTGTGACAAATGCTGGTTCTGAATTGTTATAGTTTCAAGTTGCGTAATATATATTAAATAGATTTAGGAGAACAAAATGGCAGAAACATTATCAGTCACCGATATGCTACCAAATAAGTTTGAACCCAAAAGAAGTTATAGATGGGTTCTAGCAATTGAAGGTATTGACGCATTTTTGGTGACCACAGCCGCTAGACCACAAGTACAGATCGGATCAAAGAAAATTGACTTTATCAACAGCTATAGAAACGTTGCATCTAAGTTAGAATTTCAAGACTTGAGTGTTAAGCTTCATGACCCAATAGCTCCATCAGGCGCGCAACAAGTTATGGAATGGATTAGAACACATTACGAATCTGTTTCTGGAAGAGCCGGCTATGCTGACTTTTATAAGCGAGATATTCAATTAAAAATGTTAGATCCTGTAGGTACAGTTGTTGAGCTTTGGGATATCAAAGGTGCGTTTTTAACAAATGCTAATTTTAATGGCTTAGACTACAGCGGCGACGACATCATGATGATCGACCTAACAATTAAATTTGACAATTGCGTTCTCCAGTTTTAATTTAAATTTAAAAAAAGTCTCAGTTTTACATTAGACAGACTAAGCCCTACAATTGTATGGGCTTTTTTTGTTATTAAAATAGAGAGGAAATTATGGCAAACGCTAAAGATCATATAAGCAAAATCGACGTGATGAAAGAAGATTTTGGCTGGGACATTCCAGTAGAGTCAGTACCAATACCTTCTGATGGTGTTATTTATGATTCAAGTTCACGATTGTATAAGAAACAAAGAGTCAAAATTAAAGCAATGACTGCTAGAGAAGAAGATATTCTTTCATCGTCAGCACTTCTAAAAGAAGGCACTGTCTTAGATCATCTGGTCAACTCTTGCTTAATGGAGGATTTTGATTCAACTGAAATGTTAATCGGTGATAGAAATGCTGTTTTAATTGCAATAAGAATTACAGGTTACGGTCCGGACTATAAAATCAAGACGACTTGCAGTAGCTGTTCTCATGAAAACAAAGTCACGGTAGATTTGTCAGCTTTACCTATCAAGCGGTTGGATATCCAACCTGTAGAAGAAGGCAAAAATCTTTTTGCTTTTACGCTACCTGTAACAAAAAAGAAAGTTCTTTTTAATTACCCGACAGTGAGGGATGAAAGAGAAAAGTCCATTAAGAATAAAAATATGAGTAAAATCGTAAAGACAAATATCGAAAGCAATGTTACTGACAAGCTTGAAATGTCAATTAAACAAATTGACAGTGTAACAGATCGAAATAAAATTAAGCACTTTGTTATGAACATGCCGGCATATGACTCAAGAAGCCTGCGCAAGTTTATGAGAGAAAATGAGCCTGGAATGGAAATGACCTGGGAATATGATTGTGAAAAATGCGGATCTCATAATGAGTCATTTATCCCGATCAACGCCAACTTTTTTTGGCCCGGTACATGATTGGAAGGAACGCTTCTTAGAGGAATCTTTTATTTTGCAAATGCATATGAATTTTACCTATTTAGACATTAGAATGATGCCTACAAGATATAGACACTGGTACTTAAAAAGGCTAGCAAAACATTTTGAAAAAAGAAGTAACATGTACGAAAAGGCAAAAAACCCTTCTAGTGACGCAAATAGTTCAAATATGCAAAGTCTTGATAAGTTTACAGACATGATGAACAAAAAATTCTCTTAATGAATACTTATAGTTAATAGTGTGATTCATTCAAAGGAAACCGAGATATGTCAAGAGTAGTATTTAATTCACAGGCAGAATTTGAAGCAGCAGTAGAAAAAATAATTAGAGAGAAAGGTCTTACGCCTGACAAAAAAGCAAAGAAAAGGGCAAAGACCACTTTAGACTTTGAAAAAGAATTAGAAAAAATCCCGGGATTGAATAGTAAAATAAAAAAATCTTTTGAGTCTATGGATGGCGTCATTGACAAGATATTCGGTGCTGGGGGTACTGCATTCGGCGGTGTGGAAGCATTTGGCCAATACGGCAAAGACAAGTATGATGCAATACAAAAGCAGTTTGGTGGAATTCGTGACATTGACAATGCAGCAACAGAAACTGCAAAACAGTCTGCCCAAGCTGTCGACGACATATATGCCAACTTTTTAGGAAATGCTGGTGATGCGCAAGGAATGATGATCGAACTTAACGGTGAGTCGGTTAATGCTGCGTCTGCATTTTATGAACATCAATCAGAGATTGCTAATAACTATCTCGCTGTAAGAATGAACTTGGCAGGCCGTCAATCGACGATGTTCAACAAGATGTCTAGAGAAGATCAAACAAAAATCTCTATGATGGAAAAAGGATTTGGCATTTCAAATGATAAAGTTGCTGCATTATTTGAAAGACAAGTGTCTAGAACGGGCGAGGCTTCAAATAAGATCTTTGATGAAATAGGTGCTCATTCTGCTGCCGTTTCCGAAGTAACAGGCATATCATTCCAAGAAATAGCACAGGGTATTACAAATATCATAACTGATGTCGAAAGATTTGGCAATGTTCAGGTAGACGAAGCAGCTAGAATCGCAGCAGCACTTGATCAGTTAGGTATGTCATACCAAGGTTTCGGAGGCATGGTCGACAAGTTTATGAACTTTGATCAATCTGCAGAAAGCTTAGGTAACTTAACAACTGTCTTTGGCGTTCATTTTGACGCCATGGAGATGATGCAATTAGCAAACGAAGATCAGGAGGAGTTTTTGCATAGAATGCGGGATGCATTCTTAGATAGTGGAAAGGCTGTTGAAGATATGACGCTAGCTGAAAAGAAACTAGCATCACAACAGTTAGGTATGTCAATTCAAGACTTTGAAAACTTTATGCAGGAAGATCGAGAAATAACAGACTTGACTAGTGTATCAGCGGCTGTTGATCCCAACAAGGGTTTTGAAGAAATGACCAAGAACATGGTCCAAGTAGAAACATCAGGGGAAAGAATGAAACAATTCATGATCGATAAGGTCATGGATCCCACTGCGCGTGCTGCCTACGCAACTGCTGAATCTTTAAATGCAATGAAAAAGGCGATGATGGTCGATCCTCAAAAAATGCTTCCAGGTTACCAAGAATTTAAAATTGCTGCACAAACTTCTGTTAACGCAACAGTCGGCGCCGGTGCTTTTGATGATAATTTTGGAAAAGAACTTGATGCACTTCATGACTTTGCAAAAACCAAAGAAGCCAACCTAGCTGATACAGCAGGAATATTCGCACAGCTCGAAGAGGCCAAAAAAGCAGAGAATTTTACCTTTAAGGACTATATGAAAATTGCGGCTAGCCTTGATGGCAGCGCTGAAATGTTTGAAAAAGCAACAGGTCTTTTAAAAGATAGAGTCGACCGTGCTCAGAGCATTGATGACAAACTTTTGGCTAAAGGTGAATATCAGAAAATGTTGAAACAGAAACAAACGATAGACATGCAAGAATTTCAAAAAAAGCAAAAGGCAGAATTTCAAGTCAATCCAGGCGGAGCAGAAGCAGGGGTCCGAGTTGATACTGACCAGAGTACTGTACAAAAACAGATAGGTACTACAGCAGAAGAGCAATCACAACAAACCAATTCGGTTCCATCTCCAACGCCGACGCCTACACCAGATAACCCTGAAGTAGCAGAGGTATCAGCCGTTGGTCTTTTTGATGAAGATGACGAGGCTCTAGAGATTAAAAACATTCAAGCAAGTAATGAAAAATACCACACAGCGCAAGTAGAAGCAAATGCAGCTGCCGAAAAGCGCTTCAATAAGATGTTTAATTCAATGCAGGAAAATACCAAAAATCTGCTGGCTAACTTCGAAACTAAATTTAAAAACTTAGAAATTGGCAGCAATATATACCTGGACGGTAAAAAAGTTGGTGCAGGACTTATGAATACAAAGCTTGACAATGGGGCAACATTTGCACTCAATAACACTGGCGGGGACACAGTATGAAATACAAAGACGAAATTAAAGACTATCTTATCACAGCATTAGAAACATTTGATATCGACGCATCAGAAAAAAAAGAACTAACGCAGTACATAGAGGCAATATCCAGCAAATCAAGCAAGCTTTATGAATTTATTGAAAAAGATGAAAATAAAGAAAAAGTTATTGCGTTTATAGAAGCGATGGCGAGAAAAACACATGTCTAGAGAAACACTTAAAAACTTTCTTAACCTTAAAGGTTTCGCTGCTGATTCTATTTCACCAACTTTTAATCAGTCCGGCCCTGCCAGTCGCGAACAAAAGTTTGATCTAGGTAAAGACGCAGTTACGGGCGAAGATCTTCTTGACTTAGCTAGCGAAGAAGCAGGAATGCTAGGTGAGTATTTGAACTACATTACTGAAAATGCTGAAAACGTTTTTGGCATAGCTCCTGGCAATGAAGAAGCTGCGCCTTCCGATCGAGGTGAATCACTTGTTGCTGCAGAAGAACAAGGCGCTACTGACGTATTTGTTGAGCAAGGTACTATAGCCGGCTCAAAGTTAAATGAAAATAGCAACAGCGGTTATTTTAGCAATGACGGCGAAAACCTGCAGGATATTATTGATAAAACAGGTAATAGCGAAGATTCTCATCGATTGCTAAGTTCAATAGAGGGAAAAGATATATCTAGCTTTGGTGAAACGCTTACAGGGCAAGAGGGTGAAGATCATAAAGTAACCAAAGCAATACACAGCGTATTGTCAAACAACAATAGATTCGCAAACGTCGCCAGAAAAAATGCTTTCGCTGAAAAAGGTGAGAGTATTTCAAATTTTGAGTCCGGACAGAATGACTCCGGCACCGGTACTAGTCAAAAAGTCTTTGGCAAGTTTGAATTGGACGACCCTAGAGTAACGCTGGATCAACTTAAATCAGTGGGGTATAGTTTACTGTATAAGTCTTCCGGATATGACGCAGGTGACTCACCTCGTGAATCTATGGGTGTAAATAACCTAGAATCGCAGATAGCAAATGAAGAAACTTTTTCTTCTTTGATTACTGAGGACGGCTATCAGAAAGTCGACTTTCGAAACTTAAGGTCAAAGTATGCAAAAGGCGCACCAGAAGATCAAGCAACAGGCGAAAGCACACGTGCTGGGCGAGGGGAGTTTCTTGCAGCAGATAGCGAAGGCAAGAGCAAAAAATCTTACGGGACTAATTTTAATCCAGCTGTTAACTTTTCTGGTAAAGGGAAACAATTTTTAAAACTAAAAGCTGCTATAGCGTGCATTGCACTCAAAAAAGTTACATCTGATTTTATTGAACAAATAGGTGAATATATTAAGTTTACTGATCTTAAAGACATACAGGAAACAAGCGATGACTATGTACCGATTGATGATGCTTATAGAGGTCCCGGGCCACATCCGCTAGGAATGAATAGACAATTAAATTCTTTTGAATTAGATATGTTTAAAAAGACTGTCTTGATAAACACGGACTACCCATACCCTGCATGCTTTGAGAAAGGAATCGAGGTCTTTTTTGGCCCTGATGACGACATAGATAAAATAAAAAATTACGACCATGTCGCACAAGCCCCGGGGTACTGGCTCAGTATTGCGTCTTCTGTCCTCAAGTCTTTTGATTTCATGGTTGAGCAATTTGAACAATTAGGTACTGTAAATTCAGGATCTGCAGATAAAATGGCAACACTGGTTGATATTGTCAAGTCTAATAGCTTAATTAGATTCGCGAATGCTGCAGCCACAGTCGGAGACATATTTTTCAAAACTAACGGTGGCTTAAAGGAGTATACTAATGCTTCTCAACGACCACATAATGTTGACTCAATGCCTACTAGTCCGGCAACTAGAGTCGGTAAGTCGCGCGACTATGATGGAGAATCGCCTCTGAGTTTGTCGTGGCGACAGGGATCCGTACCCTCTATGTATCTTTTACCAAGAAATGTTGTGAAAGCCTCAGTGGACCTTAATACAATTTTTGATGGCGCATCTCCTGTAAGAGGAATGATGAGCAGCGTTTTAGTTAAAAACACGTATATGGATAGAACACACCATGGTTCATACAATAGAATACCCAATGATGTTGCAAAAAGATTAGAAGACAAGCTAGAAGCTGAATATGTTCCTTTTTATATACAGGACTTAAGAACAAATGAAGTTGTTTCTTTTCATGCATTCTTAAGTGGCTTAACAGATAATATAAAGGCAAACTACACTCCTGTTTCTGGCTACGGTAGAATGGATCCTGTTCAAATATATAATTCAACATCTAGAACTGTGGGCGTGACATTTATACTTTACTCAACATCAAAAGAAGATTTTGATAGCATGTGGTATAAAATTAATAAATTAATTACTTTGCTTTACCCACAATGGACACAAGGAACACAATTAAGTTCCACAGGTACTGATCGTTTTGTTCAACCTTTTTCACAAGTTCTAGGTGCATCACCTATAGTCAGACTCAGAGTTGGCGATGTCATTAAATCAAACTATAGCAGGTTTAATCTTGCAAGAATGTTTGGTGTTGGTGATCCTAACATCAACCCTATTGTAGGCACTGCAACTAATAGATTTGAACAAATTAAAAAAAATATGTTAGCCAAGGGGGAAAACTTAATTAACACTTACTCAATGGTTATGACAGAAATATTTTATGGTCTTATGGGAACACCAATCGGATTGCTAGCCAGCATGGGTGCAATACCTAACAAAGAAAGCACTGTAGGAAATCTGGCTATAAAAGTAACCAGAAACATGTTAAGTAGCATACTAATTAACGGTTTTGTAAATCCTTTAGGCGCTAATTTAATCCTAAGACAGCTTACCGATCCTAACAGACCTAGTGCACCAAGCGTTAAACTTCACGGGTCAAACTTGTCCGGACAAGGTGAAAGAGCTGCATTAGACTTTAATCCGGTTGAAGATCTGTCTCTGGGCGCCTTGGAATCACCAGGTGGATATCGAGGCTTAACAAGAGTACTTTTAAAAGCAAATAACAACTTAGGGTATCGAGCTGAAGATGGTACAATAATTAGAACAACACGTCCTTTGCATGCAATTGTTAAAAAGAAAGTAATGATAGGCAACGTAGATAATTCTAAAAATCTTTACGTTCAGAGTGATTCTTTTAAAAAGAGCCAAACTTATGATGGCGATCGGATGACCCAAAGGATTGGGTATGAAATAGAAATTATTAGCTTTTCTGCAGCTAAAAATTTAATTGGAAAAGTTTTAAAAGTTGATCATCAAGACTTACTTCCAGACCCAAGAGACATATTTATGAGATCGGCCGGAGCAGCACTTGCTATTGCAAATCCATTTTCTATACTAGATTACTTTGCGGATGCTGCGAGTGAGGCAGCACTATTACAAACTGGTGCAGGCTCTGAGCTGGCAGGTATCGGAAAGGTTCTTTTTCAAGGACGCGCCGAAGAGTTTATGCAACCGGAGAACAATCCTTTTACTAGAGCATTGGAGTCAACAATGGGTAGAGGCTTGGCAGGGGTGATTGATGGTTTTAACTTCAACTGGGTCAATCAAGACTTTACATGGGAAACAGACTACAACTCTAGGGCACCTAGAGGTGTTGAGATTAGCTTTAACTTTCAAGTAATACATGACTTACCGCCAGGATTAGATCACAGTGGCTATAATAGAGCTCCTCTCTATAACGTAGGTAGCATCATGAAGGAAGTGACCGGTGACGCTCATGGAGACGATGCTGTTGCAGAACAAAGTTATACAAGCGCTGGTAATTCATCGTACTCTAAAACAGGAAAATAAAGCTAGGGATAAAATATGGCACTATCAAGATATTCACTTAATTCAACTGTCAAAGGTGGAAAATTACTTAACACACGTACCGGCATGTCAAAGATATACAATGCGTGTATTGCTAATGATCTACCACACGAAATATTTGTAACAAAAGAAAATCAACGTTTAGATCACTTGGCTGGCCTAGCATATCAGTCTAGTAGTTACTGGTGGATAATTGCTGCTGCGTCTGGTATTGGCTGGGGACTCCAGGTACCACCGGGTACAGTATTGAGAATTCCCGTAAGCGTTGCTGAGGCTTTAGGGTATCTATAATGAGTATGGCTGGTTTAAATAATTCGCATCTAGGGATGCAACTATTTCTTCAAATAGTAGACGAATACAAAGGATTCATCGGCGGCGGTGGCTCAAATCAAAATCTTTTTTCTTTTTTAGACGGAAATCGACCAGAAGAAAAACAGGTAACAGAGACGCTTTTAAAATATGCAGGTGAAAGAGATCAAGAGCAAGAAGCACTAGATTTAATCAAAAAAAGAGTATTTTTTCCACTTTTAGATAATACGTCTTTTGCTTTTACCATATCCGATATTGTTTCAGGCAAAGCATTTAAAATAACTAACGATTCTGAAATAAAAGACTTAGAAAAATATCTTTATATTGCATATGAAAACGTTGTAGGAAAAAATTTAAAAAATTCTCAAGTGCTGGAGTCGTTCGATCCAAGATCAAAAAATCCTAGCAATCAGGTAAGTATAAAGAAAATGGTTAGGCCTGTAGTGACAAAGTTTAAAGATCAAATTGCAAATGCCGGGGACGCTTTTAAGGATTTGATAGGCGAATTTCAGGAAGATGATAAGGAAAATCCTGGCCAGAAAAAAGCTATTATAGGAAACTTTGCTTTGCGAGAGCAGTCAATGGATGATATTTTTATCAATGGTGGTTCTGGAGCCGACGGAGATGCTGTACCAGAGCCATCAAGATTTACTTCACCTGGACTTTGTGGTTTTGTTGTAAGAAGGCCTGATGTTGGCATTATGGCAAGAAATGCAGATCCAATTAATTTATTTTTTAATGGTATTTCTCCTTTAGAAATGTCTAGATGCGTACCCTATATCAATGTTGCTGTGGTTACACTAAGAGACGAACATCGTCCAAAAAAAATGAGCAACGTTACATTCATGAGGTTTATAAAAAAAGACAAAACAAATTATGTGCTAGACGAAAAAATTGGGTTGGCTAATGCAAGACCTCAAGATAATGACATGCTAGATGCTCTATTTAATAGTAATAAGTTTGGAGAAAACATTGCGCGAGATGTTAGTCTGATGGATATATTCACAACAACACAGACAACTTCCAACGCAAACGTTAATGCTGCTAATGAGTCATTATCACACACGGGCTTTGGCAACCACGTTCTAGAACCAATTGCGCCTTTTTTAACGCTTAATAGTCTTTCTGTTGACATCTCTGGAATGGGAATCGCACTGTTTTCAAGTAAAGTTGCTTCCATGGAACTAACACTCCATGACCGGTCTCGACTATCAGACATATCTAGTCTAGTTGCACCTAATCAGTTTGGTATGACAAAAATTATTATAGAGTACGGCTGGTCGCATCCAGATGGTGGCCTAAACTCAGATAACAGAATTGGCCAGTTTCTTAATTCTGCAAGAGACAGAGGTATTTTTACAGTAAAGTCTTCTAACTTTAGTTTTTCAGATGGCAATACAGTTAAAGTTTCATTATCTTTATCATGTTATGGAGCAGATGAATCAAAATCAATATCAGCTGCTGCCGGTTCCAAAATACCAATTGCAGCGTTTAAACCTACTATTAAAAAAATACTAAATGAAATCGTTGAAAAGGGCACAGGTAACGCTAGGGCCGGCGGAAAAAGCAAGCCTGATAGAATATTAAAACACAGAGAAATTAGGCAGATCTACAATGTATCGCAAAGAAATTCAACGTCTACTGCAGCACTAATAAAATATTCAGCATATCAGGACTTAGTAAAGCTTTACTATGAAAGCATGAAATCAGATGGTGGTGCAGACATTGAAGCTTCTGAATACATAACGATGCTTAAAGATCTTTTAGGTGATATTGATATCGAAGAAGGCGCTACCAAGGACGAACTGCGCGAGTCAATAAAAGAACAAAATAGAAAACGAGAAGAAAATGCAACTGAGTTGCTTTATGGCAAGCTCAATGCCTTGATTGGCAACCTACCAGAAGACTTAGAAGATTTTGTCGTAGATCCTTTTTTAGGTACAGTTGTTGATTGGGCTGATGGTAAGGCTATTGCAGCTGAATATTTTACAACATCTCCTGAAGTTCGTAAGCCTAAAGTCGTATCACTAGGCAAGATTATGATGAGTTTTGTAGGTCACTCGCTAGCCATGTCCGGACTTTTTGATGAAGTTCAAATGTTCTTTTATCCGCTAAACGTTAACGCAGGTAAGGCAAGAGTACACACAACTGCCAGCATGCCTATAGACACAGAAGCTCTAAAAACAGTTGTAACAAAAAAAATTGCATCTGACGCAACAGTATCAATTAACACTATGTTCAACTTAATGTCTAGAAAGCTAGTAAGAGATAATGCTAGTTTTGCTTACGGTATGGCCGACATCTATACAGAATACGAAGAGAAAAAGAAAGTATCAAAAGAGCTTAGTGAAGAGGCAGCTGCGCAAGAAAAAGCTCTTGACGTTGGCGCGGCAGTACCACCGGCAGTAAAAGATACAAAAACAAAAGCTGTTGAAATTGCCGCTGATGCCAGGGAACAGAAAAAAACCAGCATCACAGATCGTTGTACAAAATACTACAACACTGATGGCGGCCCTACTGCAGAGGCAACTTTTGTCAGACCTGAAATAAGCTTATTCATAGAGGTGTTACCCTCTGCCACCATGACAGGAAAGACACTTACTAATATTGTAGGATCAGCGCCGGCTATTGAAAAGGAAGCGGACGGAAAAGATGAAGACGCTAAAAAGTATGAAAAAAATATTTGTAGAGTGCATATATACGACGAAAGAGCTATGGCCAAACCGTATGAAAGTTTCTTAAATAGTATGTTAACAGAAGGCTCTGCAGGAAAAGCCATAGTCAAGGGTGTCAAAGCTGAAGGTGGCGAAGCTTCGCTAGATGAGGTAACTATAGACGATAAAACTGGAAAGATGACCGGTGACTTTGAAGATCAGCTAGCTCATTATGTTCTTAACGCACAACCCTCTAAAATTAAATCAATAGTTAAAAAAGGGTACCCATCAATTACATATGGTACTTCAACTGGCGTTGTCAAAAGCATTGGTGTTTCATCAAATGTAAGTGACAACATAAGTCAGGTATTAATGATTAGTGCAAATGCCGGTGCCAGGGATATACACGACAATAATTCGGTTAGTGACGAGCTTGAAGAAATGGAAGTTGTGCCGGCAACTGTAAGCTTATCAATGATGGGATGTCCTTTTATTCAGCGAGGCAATCAAATCTATATAGACTTCGGTACAAATACAACACTAGACAATATATACACAGTTAAGTCTGTCAAGCATGCTTTAAGCGCCGGCGATTTTTCAACCACTGTTGATCTTATATTTACCGGTCAAGCAAGGGTTTCTAGTATTAGAAACACTGTAAAGAGTGCGATTGATTCTTTATTATAGCTTAATAGTTGTAAAT